TTGTTGGTCCAATTTACAAAATGGAAGAGAATGATGTAAATAAGATGACGAAGACTATGTTTTTCGCACTTTGGGCATTTGTTCAGTATAGATTGGGTGTTTTCGACACGTTCTTTGATGAACTAAAGGTAACACTCAAAGGTAAAACTACTTCTTCTTGACGAGTTCTTGAACTTGTTTCATAAAATTACGATTCCTTTGAATCCTGGGGTCTGCAGCAATTAAACGAAGAAGAGCTGCTGTAGGTATAACAGGTTTGTTACCATTGGATTTAGGAGTCTTTTTTAATTTTGTCTTTGCGTTCTGGAGTTGTTTAACTGTTGGCATATACTATACATTGGGAAATTATACTGTGACCCATGTGTTAATTGTGTACCTAAAAGTGTTATTTTTTAGATCTTCTGTATAATGTGGATGAGTCCAATAAGGGGGAAATACAATAGCTTCACCTTGTTTTAGTTTTGTTTTGAAATTTTGACATGGAAATACAATCTCTCCTCCATCATAATCACCATTTAATGCGATTATCAAAGAAAGACTTCGAATATGTTTTATAGGTATAGTCTTATTTCCATTACTCATATTAAATCCTGGACCGTCCATGTGTATTTTCGTTGGTCCATCTATTTTTCTTATATTTATATTTTCTTTTAAACCTTGATTATCAAATCCAGCAACTGGAACACAATATTTTTCATGAATAAATTTAGAAATATCTATAATCTTTGAAGAGATGGGATTATAAAATGGATCGTCTATATATATTTCTTTTTCTTGTCCTTGTACATTTTCTCCATATTCATGTTTTAAACGATCTTTCGCATTTTTATTTATATAATCGATTAATTTATTACACATATCTTCCGAAAAAACATTACTGAACAAATATATATCATTGGATGGTCTTAACGAGTATTTACTTAATTCTTCTTCACGGGATAACTTGTATATTAGCATAGTTATATATTCAAGTATTAGTATCTTTAATATTTGTGAAACCCCTCGAGTTGTTTAGCTGTTGGCATATACTATAGGTTAAGATGTTTTATTCAAAAGAGCACATAACATTGAATGCAATGGTAGTTCTTCCAGATTTTTTTACTGGAATTACGGTATGTTTAAGATGACTAGAAAATATAAGAATTGTTCCCTCTTTAATCTCATCTACCATAGATGTCTGAAATTCAACTGTACGCTTCATCGGATAAAAAGGTATCTCTATGTCATCCACTCTAAATAAAACTGGAGTTGATTCTTCTTCATGTAATATATATATCATAGAAAATATGTCATCATAACGTTTTCCATCTATCACTTTTGGTACATTATTATGGTTGTGCATTTCCTGAAAATCACCCTTTTCGTATACATTGAACCAATATTCTGTTATTAACGTTTTCGTTGGTTTTTTTTCAGGAAAGCAATTAGTCTCTGATATCATTTTTATTAAATTTTCTGAAACAATTTTGTCTTTCATTTCATTGTCTAAAAAATCTACCTTTTTATCGATATTTGTCTTCACGTTACATGCTTTGAATGGATTAACAAAATTGTTCTTGGATATGAGATTATGAATTATTGGTAACAGCTTCGATTTAATATTATCATGGTCTTTTACTTGCCCCCAATGTACATAATGACATGGAAATTTAAAATGTGGCATTCTTACAATAAAGTTAAACTTTATCTTTAATGTATCTAAATTTATCGAATATGTGAGTTGTAACTTTAAAGTTAAAATACACAATCATACAAAAAGCATCCGCTATATCATGTTTTCTTTCGTATGGAATCTCGTCATCTAGATATTTTTCAGCTATTAGTACGGTTCTCTCTTTTCGCTCTTCATAATCCAAGTGTCTCATACCAAAATGCATATGCATGCTCACAGGTGAAATTAAAATAACCTTATCTTTGAACATGTAGTTTAATAGAATCTCAATATTTGTGAAACCCCCGGGTGGTTGTCTCTCTATAAGTATTTTATCAGCTGAATCAAATATATCTTGGTGATCTTCAACAAATAAAGGAACGAGATCAACAAAATCGTTTGAACGTAGATATTTGTAGTCTTCGAGACTTACCTTTTTCGTGTACTTCACATCAATTTTTGGGCTATCTTCAAACTCGGCAGACACCAACCCCATATTATGATATCCAATGTCTATCGCCAACACCTTCATGTCTTTATGTGAAATATTTTCCTTAAGTATACCTTACATCAAATGGAAGTTCATATGACGTATCTACAAGTTTGAATGCCATTGAAATGCGAGTTAAACCCGGGACTAATGGTGCATAAGCCTGATGTGGTATATACCCTTTGAATAGTACAGCTCTTTTTGTGAACGGTTCAATTCTGGTAATTTCTTTAGTTTGCAATTCTAAGTCTCCGCCAGCTTTATCATAATTTTCGGATGTAATATCACCTATATAGATTAAAAATGTGTAGTAATTCGGTTTGGGATGATCTATGTGTAATGTCACGTCTTGACCACGCACTTGACGATTTAAATAAACTCGTTCTAATTTAAAATTTGTATTCGTATATTTGTCTATTCTATTTTTCATTTTAAAAATGAATCTTTTTGCAGAAGGAATAACATCTCCCATCTCATATGGCCAATCCCTTCCCGGTCTCAAATCAATCAGCGTTTTTTTATAACAGTTATCATTTGAATTAAAAAACCACTGTCGGTTACAGATTGCATCTCCATAATCTTTATTATCTAAATTGAGTGATTCTTCACTAGTGAATTGTCTAGCCTCTTCTAGCTCTTCATCATTGATGAAATTCTCAAAAATAGTTATATCCTTCATATATTCATCTCAAACATTTTCCTTAACTATAATTTACAGAAAATGGAAGTTCATATGACGTATCTACAAATTTGAATGCCATCGAAATGCGAGTTAAACCTGGTAGTAAAGGTGCATAAGCCAGGTGTGGTATATACCCTTTGAATAGTACAGCTCTTTTTGTGAACGGTTCAATTCTAATAATTTCTTTAGTTTGCAATTCTAAGTCTCCGCCAGCTTTATCATAATTTTCGGATGTAATATCACCTATATAGATTAAAAATGTGTAGTAATTCGAAAATTTTTCATCTGTGTGTAATGTCACGTCTTGACCACGCACTTGACGATTTAAATAAACTCGTTCTAATTTAAAATTTGTATTCGTACATTTATCTAGTCTGTTTTTAATTTTCAAAATGAATTTTTGCGCGGAAGGAATAAGATCTCCCATCTCATATGGCCAATCCCTTCCAGGTCTCAAATCAATTAGAACTTTTTTATAGGCGTTATCTTTCACCCAGAAATACCATGTCCTATTTTTAGCTGGCTCGTTTTCACCATAGTATTTACCATTTATGTTGAGTGATTCATCACCAATGAATTGTCTAGCTTCTTCTAACTCTTCATCGTTGATGAAATTCTCAAAAATAGTTATATCCTTCATATATTCATCTCAAACATTTTCCTTAAGTATAGTATATGAAGAACAAGCAAAAAACTCAATTATTGCTATTGACGGTTGTTGTACTTGTCGTGGCTGTAGGCTATATGTTCTACAACCCCCAAGTTGTCGAGGTCCCAGTAGAAGTAGCTGTCCCAGTACCTGTGCGTCCAGTACCTACTCGTCGTGGTCACACACAAGAACCAGAATTTAGGGGTCCACCCATTAAACAATACAAGCCTGGTCACATGCAACAGATGGGCCTAATCACGAATGGTGATGAGACTCTCCCTCTCTATGGTAAAGAGGTACGTGGTCGCCGTGATCGCTACAATTACTACACCACCACCGGAGGTGAAAACTTATACCCAGTGTCAGTCTCCCACAACGCGCGTGATTGCATGGAAGACATTGGATGCCAAGAGCTATACGGAAATGAAACAGTCACCGTAATGGGAAAGACTGGTTCATTCACTGTAAATATGTACAGGACTGATGATTTTTTCTAATTTAACGTTTTTGTATATCTTTTGCGACAGTAGTTGTTGAAGATATGCAAGACAAACAACAACAAGCTGCCATCAACCCAGTTTGTGGTACTAGGGGCATCTGTAAAATGGTTTTGGTGCCACTACCTGTAATAAATATACATATGATTAGGCATATGAGAGCCACAATATGCATAGGTTCATCACTTGAATGTATCATCTACTATAGCTCAACAAAAATTATTTCGTAGACTATCGTATTCTCTTGTTAGAAAACCAGTATTCCCATAGAGTCTCGCCTTTGCCCTCAATAATTCAACTACTGTGTCCTCATCGAGATGTTTAAGAAAATCCACCTTCGCCTCGATATCGTCAAGTTGATGAGATTCTTTTTTTCCCTGTACATACGGCCACGTATGTTTTCGTAATGACGCAAGTTCTTCTTCAAGTTTTCTAATTCTTGGAAGAAGTACCTTACTAATCATAATTTTTAGTTCAAATACATCAGTCATCTTACCCTAGGTGCGTTTTTTATCTTTATACACAATAAGATGTCACTCCCACAAGGTAAGCGTGAATTTATAAGAAGGTTAGTAGCGGGTTTAGATAATCTAATGGAAATTACAC